AATCGGATCAAAGCCACAGCGCGCCGAGCCATTGGCATCGCAAGCGGAGGCTGGGAACGTCTATTTGGTCTGTAACCAGAACGAACCACTTCCAAAATGGGCTGAAGACTTCATTGCTGAGGCGGCAGAATTCCCCGGCGGCCCGCTGAAAGACCGTGTGGATGCCGCTTCTGGCGCTTATGCCACGTTGCTCAAGCCACCCAGAATCCAGCAGGGCGGCGGCCGCACAGTTCCGGCGGCGCTTGCAGTGCAGGTGATCGGGCGTTAATTGTTGTGCCACGTGAATTGTTGTGCCATCCTGCCGTCCATGGCCTTTATCGAATGTCCGGATTGTGGTCAGCGCGTCGCCAACTTGATGGCGCATGGCTGCCTGAAAGCAGGGAAAAATGAACGCAAAGGCAAAAACGACGAGAGCGGGCACCCCGCTGATGCGCGACGGGACGATCGACGGAAGGTTTCGAGGTCCGATAAGACCCAACCGCAGTCGTCGATGGCCGCCAGCGGCGACGTATCGCGAGGCACGCAACAAGAGCCCGTCAAGCCGACCGGTAAGGTAGGTCGCCCCAAGGTCGAAGGCGAGCGACCGTGGGAAGCCGAAGGCGTCTCGCGTCGGACGTATTACAGGAACCGGGAGAAATGATCCTGCTGGCCGCCGTCAGTTTCGTGGTGATCTGGCTTCGCTTCAAGATGGCCGAGCGAATTACCTCGTGGTTATTGTCTGGCATGTGGTTGACAATCGAGGCGCACGGTACGCGGACACTGTTCAACGGCCAGCCCGCCAGACAGGCTCGGCCGCCGGTTATGAACCGCGCCGAGCGGCGCAGGCGGAGGGCGTTTTGACTGGCCGCGCGCTGATCGTTCGCCACAGCTTCGCGAACCCATGGTGGTGGGGCTGGCATCGCTACCTGTGGGCCGAGCACCGAAAGATGGGACGGCACTGATGGCCCATGAACATGCGAGAGAAATTATATTGCGGAAGGTGGCGGAACTCACCGACGCACGCGAGCGCAAAACCAAGGAATGGCAACAATCGAGCCAAGCCACCAGCGTGCTCGCTAATGAGGTTGAGGATTTAACCGACCAAATTGACGCGCTTATCAGCGCCTGCAAAGAACTGGAAAAACACAATGGCTGACCAACAGACGATTCTTGGTGACGACCGAATCCAGCGCGGGCAACAGCCCAAATCTGCCGACAAGGAGACAATCCTGACACTGGCGGCGATTGACGCCGGTTTCAACGATGAGGTCAGCCGTCTGATAGGCATGTGCGTGACTGTGAACGCCGGCGCGCTCAAGAGTGACGGTACGCTGGACGAATCAAAGCTGGACGTGCGCGAGGCGGCCAACGGCATCAGGCTGGCGCGTGCAATCCGCGTCGGGCTGCGGGAGGCTTTCAGTGGCGGTGAATGACGCCCTGCTAGAATCGATCTGCAACGCCGCTGACGCGCATCAAGCGGCCGTTGAACCTTTCCTTATGGTCGGCGACATAATTGATACGTGCCGCTATATCGCGGACGGCCTTGAGCGCAGCTTGGCGCGCGAGGCGCAGCGATCCGACCCGTGGCAAAACGGCAAGATTTTGAGGTTTCCGAAGTGAACGACAACGACTTGGACTTGATTGACGCCGAAGCCACGCAGATGCGCCGACATTTCCGCCGAATGACGCTCTGGCGGGCTTGGTGCACCGCGTGGCGCGTTTGGTGGGGCTGGGCGGCATTTGATGCTGCTAGGGCTTTGCTCAATCCGCACATATCGCAGACCTCGCGGGTGGCCCTCGAAACGGCCGAGATGTTCATAATGAACGATGCCGACGCAATGGCGGAGGGATTTCAAGACGCTATTGAGATTTCTGACAAAGCATGGGCGCAACGAAGAAAGAGATTTGGTCTGTGAAACGTAGGCGTCCGCGTTTCTTTGTGTGCAGGTCTTGCAGAGATCGGTTTTTTCCGCGTGGTGTCCGAGGCAGGCCGAGGGTAAAGTGCTCACAATGTCGGGGCAATTCCAAGCGCAAGACCAAGGCAGGCCGCGCCAAACGCGCGATTTACATGCGAGGCTATCGCGCGAATCGGGTCGCAACGAACAATGAGCAACAAGAACAGCAAAGAACGTAAGCAACGCCGTATGGCCTCGCTCTGGAAGGCACAAAGTGGCCTTTGCTGCTATTGCGACCTCTGCTTGACGGGATGGCGGGCGGCGACGCATAAAAGGGTGCGACCGTCGGCCAAGCGTAAAACGCGCTTAGAAAGGCCACTGGCAACCAACCGGGCAACCGGCGTTCACAGAAATGCAGGTAGGGGCGAAAGCCGAATCCTGTCGGCGCGCAGTGCTCTGGGGGCAGCATGTTTCGAAAGATCAGCGAGCGAATCAGTTACCCCGATTGGGTAAAGCGGTGGCCGCGGTATCGACGCCTTGACCTTTACGACAGGCTGCTGGACGGGACATTTTACGATCACCTGCAATTCGCCTTTTACGACGAGGTGCAGCCCGGCACCAAAAACATCATCAAGCTGGACGAGCGCCGACCGTCGGCACAATTCCGCCTCCCGCGCATGGTGGCCCGGTGGTGCGCTCGAAAACTGTTTGCTGGCCGTCATAGGCCGAAACTGCGCGATGGCACCAAGGGTGCGGCCGGAAAGACCAAAACCAAGAGCGTCAGCGCCGAACTCAAGCTGTTGAACGGGTTGCTGCGCCGCGCTCGGTTCTGGCAACGCATGGGCGAGGCCGTGCTGCGCGGCTCGGTCGGCTCGGTCGCGATCACCTTCCGGGTAGAGGACGAAGGGCCAAAGGCGCGGCTGGCGCTGACGCTGTGGAAAGCGAAATTCTGCAAACCGTCATTCGACGAGTTTGGGGCGCTGGCGCAGCTACGGGTCAATTACACGACATCTGGCGCGCAACTGATCGCGTTGGGGTTCACAGTCGACAACGACGCCAAGGAATTGGACCCGACAGCCGACTATTGGTGGATTCGCGATTATCTTGTCGACGAGGAAAAAACTTACATCCCGGTGGCAAAAGACCAGTGGAATCCATGCGATGGGTTCGTGGGCGAGAACACGAGTAAGACGCTTACCGAGGACACCACAAGGCACGTTGATCATAAACTAGGTTTCGTCCCTGGGCATTGGTTCTGCAATCTGCCGGGCGGCGACGGGGAGGACGGCGACTGCACTTGGTCCGATGCGATCCCAAACAGCATCGATATGGATTACACGCTGTCGCAGATTGGTCGCGGCACTCGATACAACGCCGCGCCGCAGTTGGTGATTGTCGGCAACCTGCTGAACGACGGCGACGACATCAGCCGCGGGCCAACGACAGCCTTGCAGGTGCAGGCCGGCTATAAAGAGGACGACGGCCAGACGATCGGCGAGGGTGACGCCAAGCTGTTGGAAATGACCGGCACGGGGATCAAGGCCGGCTTGGAATATATCGACAAACTGCGAAATTTCGCACTCGAACAGATTTCGGCCGCCCGCAAAGACCCTGACAAGATGAAAGCGCCGCTGTCGGGCCGGGCGATGGAATATCTGGACGAGGAATCTAACGACCTCGTGATGGACCTCCGCAGCCAATATGGCGAAGATGGGGCCCTACCTCTGATTCGCAAGATCGCAGTGGCCACCAAGATTATGGGCGATGAAGCTGCTGGCGCGCTGACGTTGCAGTGGCCTCGTCTATTTCAGCCGACCCCTGATGAATTGTTCTCGCTCGCGCAGGCAATCCAGATATTCATCGACCCGATGAAACACGCGAGCCCGATGAAGCCAGAAACCCCGGATCAGCCGTCGACCCCGAGCGCAACGGGCCCGGCTAAGCCCGGCAAGAAAGGCACGCCTGCGGTTGAGGCACAGGTGCCAGAGGAAGAAAATCAGATCATGACCATGGAGGAGGCGCGACAATACATCCGCCTGCAAATGGACATTGATATGCTGGACCTTGAGGACGGTGACGACGCCGAGGAGGTCGACGATAGCCCGACCTCTCCTGACGAACCGACCGAATCGGTACCGGCCCCGAGTGCGATTGATGAAACAGTGCCGCCCGGAACAGCCGAGGGCGACATAGGACAAGTTGACCCAAGCTTGGCGAGCGCGACCGCCAGCGCGATAGCGGAGGCAGCGAGTGTTTAAGCCGGAACGAATCATTGTCCCGCAGCCCCCAATGGGGTGCAAATGTTTCTTGATCGAAAAGCCCGGCATGTTCGTTTTGGAGGAGGGTCCCGGAACGCTGATTACAGACGCCTGCACCCACGCTGGCGCTGGCGCGCTCACGATCATTGACGGTGTTCCGAACGAGCAAGGTTTTTTCCCCGACGAGCCGATTCGTGAGCACTATGACGAGGTTATGTTTCACGAGTTGATGGGCAAGCGCCACGGTCGCGAAATGGTCAGGTTTCCTGTCGTGGTGATGGGCTCGTGGATGCTGAACGCGGGGTTTCACAACGGGCTGACGATTTCGGTGGCTGGCGGCCACAGCGACCTATCGCCGATCGCGACCATTGTCTGGATGCCGTTCAGAGGTGTCCGTGCCTGATTGGCGCAACATCGTTGACGAATACGTCCCTTGTGCGCCTGGCTCGCTGATGCGCTCCTGCACGATCGAACGTCTGGGCTTTACCCGGGTATGCCGCCGCGCCTGCGAACTCTACAGCGTGCAAATTCTGTCGGCCGGCCCGTGGGTGCGGGCACGCGTCTTGACGTTCAGCGGCCGCCCTTTATGGTTCCAGCCGTCGACGTTTACGGGTTCATTTGTTTTGATGGCTGGTACCTGCGAGGACGAGGGCGGCCTGATGCTCGAAATGGATGGCAAGGACCGCGGGGCGTCGATAGTGCTCAATTGGCGCGAAGCTGACGTAAGGATGTACTGATGCTACCGAAATGGATTTATTACGGCGTTCACCACGACCCCCACCCGCGCTTTTGGTTGCCCGGGATGGTGGAAGCGAAGGCAATGGGCGAGGTCCTGACATCAGCCATGATCGAAGCCAGCATTCCGCCAGCTTCGATTACACCGTTCGAGGTGCGCGTGACGCTGTTGCCGGACAACGCGATGGCGTTGGCTTGGCGCGAGCGGTGGAAAACTCAGTTGTCACCCGACCCCGTGGCATCGCTATTCGTGACCTCGGTCACTGATCAGTTTACTGACGTTCCAACCGCGCTCGCGGCTGCGCAGGCGGCTTTCCCTGAAGTATGGAAGCGATTCGAGAAACTGACCATCGGTGAAACATGCAACGCGTTCGCGCCCCCGTCGTCGGAAGCCTCAGCCAGCATCACGTCGGAGATGGAGTCGCCGTCAAAGCCGGAGAAGGCATCGGCGAAATCGAGTGCATGAAAACCCTTTTCACTATCGTGTCTCCATGCGATGGTGTAGTGCGCTGGGTTGCCGGGCTTGGGGCGTTCGTCAATGAAGGGGAGACGGTCGCCGAGATTGCATAAGAGGGGTATATGCAGCAGGCTCAGATCGTCGACTATCAATCACCGCGGTTCGGCGGACCCTACGGGCTGCAAGCCTATCTGATCCCGCCGCAGTTCACCCAGAAAGTCGTTTTCGAAGGTCCTTGGATTCCGATTGCTGGTGCCAAGGCGGCATCGCTCGAAATCGCCGGATCGCTTGGCGGCGGCACGATATCGCTGCAACTCGTTGGTACGAACGACCCCGTGGTGGCTGGAATCAATCGCTACACGGTAACGTTAGGCGGCTCGGTCACGACAGGTGACACGATCACCGCGACGTTCACGAACCCGAATCTGCCGGCCGGCAGCGAGGCCGTGACATATACGACCATTGGCGGCGATACGACCACGACCATTGCCACGGCATTGGCCGCTGCGATCAATGCCGATACGAATCTGCAAAGCGTCGGAATCGGAGCGACCTCTGCGGCGGCCGTCGTTACGATTGAGTTCCCAAGCATCACCTATCAATCGCCAGCACCAGCGGTGGGCTCGAACCCAGCCAGCAGCGGCAGCTCGCAGGGCTATGCGAATTTCACGATTGTGGCCATGACGATTGGCGGTAGCGCGACCGAAACCGCCACGGTGGCGGCCGATACGAACGGAACTCCGCTACCTGCTTCAGCAATTGGCAGCGGGGCCAACCCAATAGTGGGAGCTAGTTTTCCTGGGTTGATCGCGCTATCAGCGCCATATCCCCTATTCATCAAGGCGCGCATGGCCGCAATGTCGGGCACGAGTCCATCCGTTACGGCGTCATTGACCGCCGCAGTTTGATCCACCCGCCGGGGCAGTGGGGGACCACATGAAGAAGCTTTCCGTTTTGGCTCTTGTGAGCGTGCTGGCGCTCGCGCCTCTCGCAGCCCATGCCGATTACCTGATCGCCACGCCGACAGCCGCACCGCCGAACGCAGTTCTGAACACGACGTTTTCGCTTCTGGTAAACGGCAAAATCCTGCCGTCGCTTTCGCCTGTCGATCAGAACGGCAATCCGTTTGCCACGCTGGCCAACCCGATGGCGATTCAGTTCGGCACCGGCGTGGCGCTGCCGAGTTTTGGCACAGCGCAGCATTTCATCTGCGATAGCGGTTGCTCGGGCGGAGGCGGTGGCGGCTTGTCCGTTACGTTCGGCGGCGCAATTGGCACCGTTGGCACGCCCACAGGATTCAAGGATGCGTCGGGCAATTTCCAGCCGGCGCTCGGCGACACCAGTTTCGGCCAATGGGTCAACATCAAGTCGTCGGTCAACCTGCCGGTCACCGGCACGTTCTGGCCGTACACGCTCGGCCAGCAGGTTGCAGCCAATTCGGTTCCGATCGTCCTCACGGCCGCGCAACTCACCACGCTGACGCCGCCGGCCGCGATTACGAACTATTCGCTGGAAACCGGCGGCAATCTCGCAGGGCTCGTGACGAACCTCGGCGCACCGGGCGCGGCCGCATGCTCGACCGACACGGCGTCGTGTTCAATCAACCAGCAGGAACAGCGGATTGCGCAGCGAATCACCTCGCTGATCACCGCGCTGGGTTCCCCGTTCCAAGCCGGTGGTTCGATCGGTAACACATCGTTCGGGATCAGCGGGACCCTGCCGGCATTTGCCTCCACGCCAACGTTCAACATCGGAACCGCACCGACCTTGACGGTGAGCGGGACCGTTACGGCCAATCTTGGAACCCTCAATGGAGCCGCTACGGCGGCCAACCAAACGTCCGTCATCGGGACGGTGGCGGCAGGCACCGCAGCCTCGAATAGCGAACTAGTGGGCGGCGTATTCAATTCTAGCCCCATCACGCTGTCGAACACGCAACAGTCCGCGTTCCAGCTTGATTCGAACGGCTATCTGAACGTCCACATTCAAGCTGGCGGCGGCTCGGGCGGCACGTCGTCGACGTTCGGATCGTCCTTCCCGACACTCGGCACCCCGGGCGGTTTCTCGCAGGGCGGCAACTTCGTGGCCTTCACGGGCACGTCGGGCAACCTGAATGTGCAGTGCGCTAATTGCTCGGGCTCTGGCGTCAGCACGGCAGATGAAGCGGCCTTTACGGCTGGCACGTCTCTGTTCGCTGGCGGTGGTGGCTTCTTCCAAACGACCGCGACCAACAGCGCGCTGACGAACGGCCAGCAAGGCATGTTCCAAGTCACGGCGAATCGTGCGCTGTTCACCAATCTGCGCAACTCGTCGGGAACGGAAATCGGTACGTCCACCACGCCGGTGCAGGTGTCGCTTGCCAACACGGCGGCCAACGGCACCGCGGTCACGATCGCAGGTGCGGTGACAAACGCGGGCACGTTCGCGGTCCAACTCACTGGCGCGACCAACAACATCAACAATATCGCTGGGACCGTTTCGCTGCCGACGGGCGCGGCAACCTCGGCGAATCAGCCGACGAACGCGGCGCAGGCGTCGACGACATCCGGTCAGACCGGCTTGCTGGCGCAGTGCGCCGTCACAACGGGATCGCCGACCTATACGAATGGCCAAACCGATCCGTGCAGCTTGACGACGGCCGGCGCGGTTCGCACAGACGCCTCGGCCACCACCCAACCGATCAGCGGCACGATCACCTCGAACGTCGGCACCGGCACGCGGGCGGTCAGCATCGCGTCTGGTCAGGTCGCAAGCGGCGCATACGCCTCGGGCTCCTTGGCCTCCGGCGCTGTGGTCGACCTCACCAACATGCAGACCCCGGTTTCGCCGAACACGGCGACGGCCACCAAGGGCCTGCTGATCGGCGGCCAGTTCAACACGACGCAGGAGACGCTGACCAACGGCCAGCAGGGCCAAGTCGCCCTGTCGGCTCGCGGCGCGCTGTTCGTGGCGGTTGGCGCTGACGGGTTCACGATCAGCAACTCGTCGTTCGGTATCTCGGGCACGTTGCCCGCGTTCGCCGCCACGCCCACGTTCAACCTCGGCACCTTGAACGGCGCAGCGACAGCCGCGAATCAGACTTCGGTTATCGGGCCTCTGGCCGCAGCGACCGCGACCGCGACGAACGCGCTGGTGATCGGCGCGCAATATCTTTCGACACAGCCGACGCTCACGACGACGCAACAAGCGTCGTTGCTGACGACAAGCCGAGGCGAGTTGCTGGTGTCGCCCGGTGTCTCTGGTTTCACAGTCACAGCGACGCAGGCCACTGGCACAAACCTGCATATTGTCTGCGATAGCGGTTGTTCTGGTTCGGGTGGTACGTCCTCGAACTTCTCGGCCACGTTCCCGACGGCGGGCACTGCGGCCGGTGCTGAATATCTGTCCTCGCCGCCCACGCTGACATCCGGGCAAATGGTGGCTCTGCAAGTCACGTCCGCGGGCTCTCTACACACGACTGTTGACAATACGATCACGGCCATCACGCCCGGTGATGCGATTGCGACGACTACCTATGCGTCGGCGAGTTCGATCATCGGTGTTCCGCTTCTGTGGAACGGTACGACGTATGACCGCCTCAAGGAAGCTGGTGCGACCGGCATGGCGATGGTGGGTGGTGGGGCTGCAACGGGCTCGGCAGTCTCCGGAAACCCCGTGTTGGTTGGCGGTAGCGATGGCACCAACGCTCGAACTATCTCGACCAACTCTAGCGGCCAGCCTGTTGTAGTTGGCGCAGGAACGGCAGGCACACCTGCTGGGGGAGTTGTCAGCATCCAGGGCGTCTCTGGCGGTACAGTTCTCCCGGCGAACCTTACGCAAATTGGCGGGTCCGCGCTGGCACTTGGCAGTACTACAGCAAGCGCATCAATTCCTGTCGTACTTGCTAGTAATCAGACGGCCGCTGATCCCTGCCAGTTCCAAGCGAAGTCTATTGCGGACTTTGAGTCCACCACAAGCGGCGGTTCAATCATCACGGCAGCCTCGGGCAAGAAAGCTTACATTTGCAGCCTTGCGATCATCACAAGTGCTGCCGCAAACGTCTCTCTGATCGAGGGCACAGGTTCGTCAGTCTGCACCGGCGGCACAACAGCCGGTGTCTATCTCAATACAGGTGTCACCGCAGCCAACGGGGCGGGATTCGCGGCCAATGGCGGCATCAAAGACGGTGGTGCCGGCAATACGATCGCTCAGAATGCCACGGCCAATCAGAACGTTTGCGTGCTGTTCACAACTACAAACACGCCGCAAGTTAATGTTCATGTAACCTACGTGCAGCAGTAACCCATGCGTAGGAAAATCCTTGCGGCGCTCGCCGCTATCCTCCTTCTCGGAGCCGGACCACCTGAGCTGATCATCGGGGGTGATGTTTACTCTCCGCCGCCGAGCGGCGGCGGGTCTCCGACATGGACAGGGACGGGGGCAGCGGCACAAGGAACTTGCAGTTTCGTCACAACCTGTACGATTACGACCACGGCCGCCGTGACGGGCGGCGTAGTCGTCGTCATGGTTGGCGTCAACAATCAGCAATCCACGGCGGGGACGATTTCAGCAATTCACGTCTGCGGAACAGCGCTGACAGTCGATGTGGCAAATTCGATCGCGGCTGGTGCCTACGGCGGCGCGATGGGTCATGGCACTGTAACTGGCGGTACATGCACGATCACTGTCACATTCTCAGTCTCAGGGGCCATTCAGAACGCTGGCGTCGCATGGGGCACACTTAATAACCTAAATTCCAGCACACCCGGAACGGCATGCAATGCCTTCTACAATGAATCTCAAAATTCACCATTTCCCTGCACGGGTGGCCTGACGGTAAGTTCCGGTGGCTTCGGGATCGTCGGTTATTTCGACAACCAGACGACAACTCCCGGCAGTAGTGGTGCCGTTACAGTTGATGCCACAGCAGCAAACTCGGGAGGTACGTCGACAGAAGTTGCTATCGGTCATACCACGGCCACTTGCGATGGAAATGCCAATCCTGGTGATTCTTCAACATGCCGGATGACAGGTGCTAACTTCGCCCAAGTCACCGTTCTTGGCGAACCCTTCCGATAAGGAGCGCGAATGCTTGGAAAGCTATCGCGCCGAAGCTTCCTTCTCGGCAGTGCGTCAGCTCTTGCGATATCGAGGGCTGACGCCCAAGGCTCTTTCTGTATGTGCGAGGTGGCCGGAACGCCTGCATCAGTTGCTTCAGCTTGGCAAATTCTTCCCATCACGGGAGGCGGCTACGTCGTCAAATTTGCCATGCATACAGATGGCACAATGTTTGCCGGCGTGGACGTTTGTGCAGGCTATGTAAGGTCCACGGCTCTCAATCAGACTTGGACGAACATCTACACGCAATCAAGTTTGCCTTCCGACGTGACGCAAACTCCTTATGCCGCAGGCGGCCTCTATTCGTTGGCGATGGACCCGTCGAATAGCTCGAACATGCTGATGACCTCGGGGCCATCAGGTAGGACGCTGACGGGGCTATATTATTCGACCAACAAGGGGACAACCTGGTCTCACGTCAGCGCCTACGGCCTGACTTCCGATGACTCAAACGTCAGCAATAACGCTCGGCTCAACGGCCAGCGCATCGCCATCGATCCGAACAACGGCAACGTCTGGTACGTAGGGAACGGTTCCGGGCTTCAGATTACCCTCAACGGTGGATCATCTTTCGCTGCCGCATCTGGTATTCCAACTGGCGGCGAGATTTGCGGCGTCGCGATCGACCCGAATTCAGGGACCACGACCGTATCAGGCGTCACCGTCACGACCACGATCTGGGTCGGCGTCAATGGGTCCGGCGTCTACAAGTCAACCAACGGTGGCGCGTCGTTCTCGCTGATTTCCGGCTCTCCTACTTCGATCGGGCACGGCAAGCTTGGATCGGATGGACAATACTATTGCACGGCCAACGGCACATCGCCGGGCAACCTGACTCGCATCAGCACTGGTGGCACCGTCACATCGATTTCAATCTCGCACAACGGCCTGCAATCCTTCGCGCTCGATCCTGTCAATCCGGGACGTTTGATCGGCATTGGTCCCGACAACGGCGAAATCTGGACCTTGAACGCGGCGTGCAATTCCGGCACGCCGACTGCGCTGAACAACGGCAATAGCGTTTGTTCGGCTCCTGACGCGCCGTGGATGGTGCTCTCTAACGCGGTCGCTAATGCCAGCCCCGGAACAGGATTCGCGCAAGGCTGGGCATCGTCCGACTGCTGGTGGGATCCCCTCGTTACGACTTCCTCTGCAAGCCTGACGATCGCCAGTTCCGGCACGCTTGGGCCGTTCACTGTCGGGACAGGGCTCAACATTGCAGTCGGAGATACGCTACGCGTCACCAATACCGGAACGTATACCAACTACATGTTGGGCACGGTCAGCGCCTACAATTCGTCAACTGGCGCGTTGACGCTGACACTCGGTGTCAGCGAAGGCAGCGGGCAATATCTCGGTGCGGCGAGCGGCGGAAGCGGATCGTTTAGTGCATGGACGATCACGAAAGAACGCATCTGGGTTTCTACCGGCGTCGGCGTTCACTATATCGATGCGCCGCAGGCAGGCAATTCCTCGCAAGGCTCAACCGTCCAGTTCACGATTACCGATCAGTCTTATGGAATCGAAAACTGCGTCGCGCTGACCTGCGACGTGTGGCCGCCGAGTGCCGCACCCGTCGTGACGGTTTCTGATCGAGGCTTGTTCTACATTGGCATCAACCCGCTCACTGCGACGGCGGGTCAGCCAGGTTATGGCCCTTATTACAGTACGTCCTTATTCGAAGGGAGCTTCGCAGCATACGGCCAAAACGCTCCCTCTACAGTCATCTTCAGCGCGAACTTTGGCGGCAGTTCTTACGATGCTGGGATAAGTTCATCCGGTGGTGTGGTCGGCACCGCCGCGAACAGTAACACGACAAGTTGGTCGACCTTCGGGACGCAACCCCCGCATGGCTGGTTGGCGGCAGCGAGCTCGACAAACTTTATCGCCTGTACTTGGGGCGGCACAATTTCTTATACAACGAATGGTGGAACGAACTGGAATTCATCGACGGGCGGACCAACGCTTAGCCTTGGATCAGCTTTCGAGCCAATCGAACCTCTTGTTGCCGATTCCGTCACCATTGGGACGTTCTATGCCTCGCAAGGCACGAAGCTCTATGTTTCGACGAATAACGGCCAGACATGGACATCGAGCGGCACGCTACCGACCGCAGGCAACTATCCGAAACTAAAGCAGCCTAATGGGCAGGGTGGTCACCTGTTTTTCTCGCTGGGTCTTGATTTCGGTTCATCCGCATCATCGCTCGCCGCGCTCAATGCAAATCACCCCATCAGCGAATCATTTTATTTTTCTTCCAACGGTGGCTCGTCCTTCACTGCTTTGCTGAACGTCCTTGAGGTCATTGATTTTGCTTTCAGCGCAGCGGCACCGGGGCAAAGTTATCCGTCAATCCTGATCTGCGGCTGGGTAAAGGTCGCAGGAACCTATACTTATGGCTGGTGGCGCTGTGATAACTTCAATCCGGCATCGCCAGGGACCGGCAGTGAAGTCTGGACCTCGCTTGGGGCGTATCCTTTTGGCTGGTACGACACGCCATGGTGTGCGGGTGGCAACCCAAGTCGATACAATCAATGGATCATGGGCTGCCAAGGATCGTCGTTCAAGATTTTCGGTAATACTTCTACGGCATGGCCCTAGTGCCATAAATAATTTTGTGTTGCGATTAAGATTTGGCCATTCTAGTTTCGGCACAATTCGCAACGGGGGACCAAATGACGACCGACCGGGTGATTTCAAGCTTTGCATTGCCGCGCCATCTTGGCGGACCACGTTTCGAACTGGACGGCACAGGTGACCCGCCTGCGCCGCCGCCCGCTCCGCCCCCAGTCCCTCCGCCTGCACCAGCCGCGATCCCGCGCGCACCCGACACGCCACCGCGTGGCGTCAATCAGACGACCGAGGATCGACTCGCCCAGCTTGAGTCGATCAATGCCGACCTCCGCGTGGAGGCTGCGCAACGCCGTGTCAGTGAGCGCACAGCTACCGAGCGTCTGACGGCCAACGAAGCTGAAATGACGCGGCTTCGCACCGAGGTGACACAGCGCGAAACGCAGGCGCGCGAGGGTGGGTTGGCGCTATCGAACAAGCTCAAGAACAAGACCATAGACGCGGAGTTGCGCGCGGCGGCCGCGACTGCTGGCCTGACGGATTTTGACCTATTGCCGCTCGTGAACCGATCTGGCGTGACGGTTGATGACGATGGCAACGTAGCTGGCGTGCAAGCTGCCATCGATGATTTCAAGACCCGCAAGCCGGAATATTTCCGCGCGGCCAATTCGCCACCACCCCCGCCGCGGCGCACAGGCGACAACGTGCCGCCACCGAATCCGAACCCTGGTCCGCCAGCGCCGACATCGGCGCGCACGATGCCAAAGGAACAATACTCGGGCGCGCGCGAAGCTGCTGTGCGAGCGCTCAAAGGCGCTGGATAGTTTTCTTCACCACCAACCCCTAACCGCTGGGAGCTACTGACTATGAAAAAGTTGTTGATTAGTGCTGTGTTGATCGCCGGGATTTCCCCGGCCATTGCCGGAGAGGTCACCATTACGGTGCCAGACACTTTCCGGGTCACGATGCAGCAGACGAGCATAACGCTCGAACGCTGCATGGGCGCAATCGTCTCGCACGGCGATACGTCGACGTGCGGAGCGGTACAAAACATCCTCACGCAATTGGCGAATCTGCCTGAAACTCCGGTTCAAACCCCAGCGCCACCGCCAACACCGAATCCAACCCCAGCCCCACAAGCCGCGGCCTCACCGACGCCAGCACCGGCCGCGTCGCCGACCCCAGCGCCAGAGGCTCAAAAAAAAACGGAAGGCGAGCCCGCCGCTAAGTAGCCAGCGCCTCGAATGACGAATTGATGGCCGGGTCAAGCCCGGCCATTTTCGTTTTGCTACTTGTCGAAGTAAAAAATTCGTCGTATTGAGATTCTTGGCACAACAGCGGCAGGTCTGCGTTGTGCCCGAAAATTCCCCCCAGCACCCCGGTGCGTGCTTGGTGGAGGGCGGGCCCCAAGCGGTCAGGTCGACAGGATCGATCTCGGCGAGTCACCGAAAATCCAAGCATAACGTTTTCGGATTTGGCATTGGGGGCCAACGATGGGCAGCTTTACGAACTTCCCGACTGCGTTGCAGGCGACCTTGCAACAGGGGTTCTTGGAACGCGAGTTTGAGGAAGGTCTGGATTCTGTCCTCGCCTACCGCCGCGCCGCTCTTGAGGAGACGGTGCCGGCGCGCATCGGTGAAACGCTGACGCGGACCCGCAAGAGCCGCAAGACACCGGTCACCACGCCGATGAATCCGACCACCAACACAGGTCTAGATAACGGCCTGACGCCATCCACGTTCTCTGTCGAGCAGTATTCCTTCACGATGCAGGAATACGCCGACACCGTTGACACCAACATGATGCAGGAACTCGCCGGCATCGCGAATCAGTTGTTCGCGAACTCGCGAAACTCCGGCGTGCAGGCGGCGCAGTCGCTTGAGAGGATCGCGCAACTCAAGCTGTTTTCAGCCTACATGGGCGGCAACAGCCGGGTGCGTACCGACCTTGGTGCATCGTCAACCACGACCTGCCATGTCGACGACGTGCGCGGTTTCCAGACGGTGCTCGTCAATGGTGTCGTGACGCCGATCAGCGGCACCAACCCGCTGACCGTCAGCGAAATTGCCACTTCTGGCAGCGGCGTGTCACAGACGCTTTCGGTGACGGCATTCACGATCGACGGCACCAACCACTCGTCGGCCTCTGGCGGCGTGTCGGGGACGATTACGTTCGCCGCGGCCACCGCGCCTGTGAACCTCGATTCCCTGGTCGCGCTGAACGCGCCGAAAATCCTGCGGCCATTCTCCAAGTCGAACACTTCGCAGTTGACCGGGGCCGACGTGCTCACGATGTCGCTGATCGAAGATTCGGTCGCATATCTGCGGGACAACGCAGTGCCGCCGATGCCGGATGGCACCTATCACTGCATCATGGACAACACGTCCATGCGCCAACTCTGGGCCGATCAGGACTTCAAGGTGCTATTCGCTGGCAACGGCACGCGGTCGCGGGAGTACCGGGACCAAGAAGTGATCGTCATGCTGGGCGTGACCTACATCACCACGACGGAGGCCTATTTGCAGTCGTCCAATTCGTCGATCGGCCTCAACGTCCGCGTCCGCCGCCCCATCGTGCTTGGGGCTGAAGCTCTGATCCAAGGCAATTTCGAGGGCATGGATACGTGGATCGCCCGTGAGGGCATGGAGTCGATCAACGACGTGTTCCTGATCAACAACGTGGCGCAGATCATCCGTCCGCCGCTGGATCGCCTTGGCCAAGTTGCCTCGCAGTCGTGGACGTGGATCGGCGACTTTGCGGTGCCGACCGACTTGACCGCGACCACCAGCATCATTCCGACGGCCAGCAACGCGTTGTACAAAAGGGCGATAATCTTGGAGCATGCAGGATAGTTTTGCAATTTCAATAACTTGCGTGTACTAGGCTTGCATGATCGACGCTGATGGAAAGAAATGGTGCCCTCGGTGCCAAGAAAGTAAAATGGCAGAAGGAAACTTCTACCGAATAAATCAGACTGACTGTGACGGGTTCTCTGGTTACTGTGTCCCTTGCACAAAGTCGCATGTGGTTCGGTGGCAGAAAGCGAACCCAGAAAAGAAGGCGGCTTCTGATCGCAAACAAAATCAGAAGCCGGAACGGAAGGCGAAGAACAATGAGCGAACCCGTAATTGGCAGAAGGCAAATCGGGAAGAAGCAAATAGGCGACAACGTTCATGGGGTGCACGTAATCGCGACAAGCAAGCGGCGGCACGTATGAGGGCTCACGCGAAAAACCCAGATGCAAGGCGAAAGGCACAAGCCAAGTACCATGCGACTGATCGGTTCAAGAAAATCCACGCTGATCGCGAGCGCCTGCGCCGCGCGGTTGTGAGGGAGACCAAATTTGCTGACGGTTCGGTTGAGCGTGCTGTGGATGGGAAATTCACTGCGAAAGAATGGGAAGCCATTCTCAAAGCGTTCAACGGATTGTGCGCGTACTGCGACAGCGAGGGGCCGATGACGATTGAGCATCTGGACCCGCTATCGAAAGGTGGAAAGAACATCGTCGGAAACATCGCGCCAGCATGTCACCCATGCAACTCGCGGAAGTCCGACAAAACAGTTGAGGAATTTGCGCCCGAGCGTGCTGCGGAAATTCGAACGAAGGCGATGCTGAATTAAATTCCCGCTGGGGCGGAAGGGGGCTCTGTTGCGGTAGTCACACCCGGCGGCTATCGTGGCGGTGAAGGCGAGGGGTCGGGGAAACCCGGCCCCTCGTTCCGAAAGAGAGAAGGACAGGAACATGAAAGCTCCATCGCGCAATATTACGAAGTCCCTCAAGGGCCAGCGGCCGCCAGCGAGCGGCGGTGAAAAGGTTGAGGTGAGCGGCCTCAAGAAGGGCGTGAGCATGACGGTTCCGGGTGAGGGCGACGTTGAGCCGCAGCCCACCGTGATGCACGAGCGGAGTGCGGCGCACTACGCTGAGGCCGGGCCGCACACCAAGTAAGTGGTGGGATTTTCCCACCTTTAATTGACGGCGGGGAATCGCGCGCCATGTCGAACAAACCGACTCGCATCAACGGCGGCCCGAAAACTGAGGCTGCCGTTTATTCTAAGTTCGACGAACAATGGACGCCGGATTGGGATAAGGCGGTGTCCGGCCAACAGGGCATGGAGCGCGCGAAAAGGCGCATTCAGGCGGGCAACAAGCGGACCCCACTTGGTCCCGGCAAGTTGATGAAGAAGGGCTAATGCGATGGTCAACAACCTGATTCCTCCCGGCGGCACTCCCGGCGTATTCGACCCGCGCAACCCGACGCTATTGCCGAATTTCGGTCAGGCGCTCATTTATGATGAAGCCGATCCGACGATGCCCCCGAGCATTCAGACGGCCTCACCCGCGCAGAACTTGGCTGCCAATCCTCGCGCCAACGCGAGCGCCACAGCGACGATCGGCGGCAGCGTGACTACCGGCGACATCTTGACAATCGAAATGCAGAACACGGTTTTTCCGGGTGGCGTGATCAGTCACACGTACACGACCGTTGGCGGCGACACCGTGACCACGATCGCCGAGGCATTGGCCGCGTTGTTCGACAACGACCCGATTGCGCAGGGATTCAATGTCGAGACGACCGTGGCCGGTGCCGTGATCACCTTCAATCATGCTGGCCCCGTCGGCAACTTCACGACGCTCGTGGCCCCGAACCTCGAAAAGGCCACCATCACGATTGCTGGCACGGCGCTGACGGGCGACCAAATCGCTGTTCTGTTCGTTGGCCCGAACGTCAATGGCGGCGCTCCTGTGCTCGTGACGCAGGCGGTCACCACGGGTCAATCGGCCACCACGATCGCCGGCAACCTTGTGACTGCGCTGGGCGCGAACGCTGCGCTGGTGGCCGCGAGCATCACCGCAGCGAACGTCGCCGGCGTGATCACTCTCACCGTTCCCGCTGCGGCCGAACCTGTCGCTATTTCCACTTGGGTCAACACCGCCTCACCCACTGCGACCATCACCGGCACCGTGGCGGCTGGCGACATCCTCAATCTGATTTTCACCGGCACCGGCATTCCAGGCTCGCCAGTAACGGTCAGCTACACCGCCGTAACCGGTGACACCACGACGACCGTGGCGGCTGGGCTCGCGGCTGCGATCAATGCGAACGCGGCGCTATCCGGCCTTGGCTATTCGGCGACCAATACCACCAATGTGGTCAACATCTCGGGCAACGGCGGCAACACGAACGGGCAGGTGCGAATCACGTCCAGCGTGTCGCCGGGCAGCGAGACGATCACGATCACGACAGCTCCCACCACCACGTCGACCGCGGGCACGGCCGCTACCGAAACCATCACGTTCAGCCCGACCAGCGGCATCATGTCTGGTGGCTCTGGTCCGGTGATCGCCGCCAACAATTTTTCGTTTGCACGCGGCAGCGAGGTGTCGGCATACTTCTACGGGAACGTCTACAACCTGCCGTATGATCTTGTGCAGGCGATGGTTCAGCAGGGAATGCCGATCGTATGACGAAAAAGAGCGCGCCGAGCCCGTTCAAGGATTGCACCCGCTGTCAGCAGCCGGTTCACGCGCGCTCGGCTGCCTGCAAGGCGTGCGGCGCGCCGAGCCCGTGGAAGGCCGAGGAATCGCTGGTCACAGAACCAGCCACGGAAGAAGATGCGCGGCCTCGCGTGAGTTCTGAGGCTGAGACGGAAGGCCGGCCCGAGCAATCGGCTCCTGACCTTCAGGTGACGTGCACGGAAGGTTTGCACCTGATCGATGCCACCACCGACGACCTCAACCCCTCCACCGAGGAAGTTGCGGCCTATATGAACGACCTGACCGCGCCGCAACGTGAGGAAGCGGCTGAGCGTGCCGCGGAACGTGAGGCCGAGAACGGCCCACATGTGTTCATGGAGGCGTATCATCCGGTTCTCGGGAACGTGTTCGCGCACTTCAAGCAGGGTCAGGTGGTGACGGATTTCCCGCTGATCCAGCAGTTGAAAGCCCTCGGTGCGCCGATGGTGCCATGGGGCAAGGCGACGGGCATGGCCTGCTGCCCGCAGTGCAAGACGGTATTCCGCATCCCCAGCCTGATCCCGGCCAAGCGCGTGGGGTGAGGCCATGGCGCTCACCATCGCCGAGAAGAGTTCTTGCAGGCGCCACCTAAAATATCCCGTAGTTGGCAATTACTCGATTTCGCCTGCTGGGGCGGCATTCGCGCAGGGATCGATCGGCTATCGATTCTTTCAGGCATACGGCGCGCTGGAATATCGGCTCAACAACATGAACCCTGATGAGGAGGCGCGAATTGTCGGCGCGCCCTATGGAGCTGTGGCGCTGATTGGCCCGCAGCCGAATCAGGGCGATACGGTGAGCGTGACGCTATCTGGCGGTGCGATTGCCAGTCCGCAGACGGTGATCGTGACCGCCGGGCCGCCGATTCCAAACACCGATATGAGGCTGCCGCTGATCTTGGCGATTGCGGCCGGGATCAACGGAAACCCGGTTTTGCAGACAGCCAAGATTTACGCGCTCGCGCCATATGGAACGGGGCCATTCGCGAACAATGCTGTACCAATCCCAGAGGTCGGCATTCGCGCTGCGGCTGGGGTCGCGAATCAGTTCACGGTTGCGACATCGTTCACGGGCGCGTGCCCGCCGACGATCACTGCAACGGGGACGTTGTTGCCGCCGACAACCTCGCTTGATGGCGGCAACACGACGCTTTACGGCTACCTGCCGATTCTGGACGCGCTAGAGGGGGCATATTGGTCGACCTCAGACAACCTCGACACCGCCAAGGCCGACGTGTGGACAAGTAGGAGTAACGAGGCTGGGCAGAGGCGTTCTCTTTACGAGAACACGGTAGCCCTATTGTCAGATTTCATCGGGATTGAGGTCTGCACGTTCTCGCGCCAGAAGCCAAAGCGATCGGGTGCCATCAGCTTTGTTTGAGGTGAGCCATGGGGCAGGTCGGAAAATACCTGCGCAGCATTCAGGGCGGCTTTGCTCATTGGTGCCCAGCCTGCAACGAAATG